AATTCTGCCGACTTAGAAGAAAACTGCTTTGTTCACGGTCAATTAACCCTTGGGGTTGCGTCATCAATGTCGCTATCCCAGTTTCAAGAAGCAAATCCTGACGGAATTACTGTCGGCTCAATGGCGGGTCACTTTTTAGGTGATTCTGGGAGCTTTTCAGTTGTTCAGGCGTCAGAAAACCAACTTGCTGACAAGTTAATGGTCAGAAAAGAAGATCAGATGCGAAAACTTGGGGCAAGGATGATTGAGGTTGGCGCGGCCAAAACAGCAACACAAAGTCTTATTGAGCAAGCTGGCGAAACATCGATACTAACAACAATAGCGGATAATGTTACCGAAGGCATAAAATCCTGTATTGAGTGGTGCGGTATGTTTATGGGCGCTTCAAAAGAGAGTGTTTTTGTTCTAAACACCAAGTTCTTTGATGAAGTTTCTGACCCTCAACTGCTAATGGCCGCCATGCAACTTAGCGATGGCAGTCTAATTGCCAAGTCTGATATGCAAAATCTTGCTAGGGAGCAGGGTATTGTTAAGGATGGCAGGACGAATGAAGACATTGATGCTGAAATAAAGGAAGAGATGCAAAAAAAAGAAGTTAAACCTCAGATTGAAGAAATTACACCTCAAAATGAAGAAGTTGAGGCAATAAACGCAGAAATTTTGACAGAAGGTAATATAAATGATATATAACTATTGGAGCTACTGGGTGGCTGCTTTTATAACTAGGGGTTATAGATGATAAAGTATAGTGTTAACGAAGAAGAGTTTTCAGCATTAGATGAAGCGCAACAGGGATTATATTCACAAGGAAATGAAGGTTTTATTTTAAATGTTGAAGGTGTGCCAAAAGAAGATGTTTCTGGCTTAAAACGCAAAATTGATGAGTTGTTAACCGAAAAAAAATCGGCGCAACAGCAAACAATTGAAGCAAAAGAATTGGCAAAGTCCGAAACGGCTGAAAAACTCAAAAAGTCTAATGATTACGAACAGCTTTACAATAGCTCTGAAGCGGAGCGAGAAAAGACTGCCGAGTCATTGACAAGCTTGCGACATCAAATTGATGGTCAGAAGCTAACAAGTCATGCACAAGAAGTGGCTTTAAGCCTGACAAAAGACCCTGCAAGGGGTAAGTTGTTGACAGAGCAAATTAAGTCAAGGCTGCTGCTTGTTGATGAGGAAATTAGAGTAACCGATACCAGCGGTAATTTAACTGTTAGTACGGTAGATGAGTTGAAAGCTTCAATTAAATCGGATTACCCGTTTTTAGTTGATGGCAGTCAAGCCGCTGGTGGCGGTGCAATAGGTGGAAACAGCGGGGCTGGTGATACCAAAACGGTAAGTCGAGCAGATTTTGACGGTATGGATGCTGTAAAACGCATGAAACACGTTAAATCTGGCGGCAAAATTATTTAATTATTTTTTTGGAGAACCATTCTAATGGCTAATGATCTAACTTTAACCAACCTTGCGGAAGATATTTTTATTGCTGCTGATAAGGTGGGCCGTGAAGCTTTAGGCTTAATCCCATCTGTAACTATGAACGCATCTAGCACTGAAGCATCTGTTGGCGACACCATCAAAGCCGCTGTCACTGCTGAATCGCCTGCATTTGTTGATATTGCTAACGGTTTTATGTCTGTTCCTGAAGGTACAAGTCAAACTATCACAGCAGATACATTTCAATTAACTAACGCTAAAGCTGTTCAAATCCCAATGGGTGCTGAAAAAGAGCTTCAGTTACGAAACGGCGGTCAGTATCAAACTGTTTACGGTGACTTGATTCAACAAGCTATGCGTAAGCTTACCAACCAAATGGAAGCTGACCTTGCAATTGAGTTAAAAATCAATGCCGCATACGCCTCTGGTGTAGCTGGTACTACTCCTTTTGCTGTTGGATCTGGCGAGTCAGGACTTGAAGAATTAGCGATTGCTCGTAAAGTTCTTTTAGACTCTGGCTGTCCTATGTCTGACGGTGAATTAGCATTAGTTGTTAATACTTCAGCAGGCGTAAATTTCCGTAACAATTTAAACCTTCTTGGGGCTAACACATCTGGCACAACTGATATGCGTACTCAAGGTACTCTTATCGATTTGTTAGGCGCTAGAGTACGCGAGTCTGGAGGTATTGCTTTGCACACCGCTGGTACTGCGGCGGGAACTGGCTTAATTGACGCAGTTGATAATATTGGTTCAACTTCTATTGTCATTAACAGCTTAGATAATGGAATTACAATTTTAGCTGGTGATGTAATGAGTACCGCAACTGGTTTAGCTGGCAGCGCCACAGAAGATATTCTTCCTGTAGTCTCTGCAAGTTTAACTGCTGGTTCTAGTGGTTCTGGCGCCAATGCTTTAACCGCCGTCTTGAACAGCGGATTAAAAAGAGCAACTGCAAATGATGAAGCACCTACTTTTGCAGATTATAATCCTAGCTTCTTGTTCCATAGAAATGCCGTTGAATTAGCAATGCGCGCTCCAGCAACTCCTGCTGGTGGTGATGCCGCTGACGATGCACTCATCGTACAAGACCCACATTCAGGGATGGTGTTCGAGGTTCGCATCTACAAAGGCTATCGCAAGACTATGATCGAAGTTGCCGCAGTTTGGGGCGTTAAAGCATGGAAATCTGACTTTATCCACACTATCATGGGTTAATTTGTAGTCTATTGGTCAGTTCATAGGATTTATATTTCTTCCCCTATGGGCTGACTTTTTTAAAGGTGATCTATGGCTATAACGCAAGAAACTGGCAATCAATCGGCTACCGCTAATTCCTATGTAACCGTAGCTAATTACGATGCCTATTTAAACGTGCGATACGTTGGTAGGACTGACATTAGCGATACTCAGGTAGAGGCGTACATATTCAGAGCGATGGATTATTTTGAATCGCTTGTTTTTATTGGTCTTAAAGCAACTGAAGATCAGGCTTTACAATGGCCGAGAAGCGGTATTGTTATTGATGGTTTTGGAAAAAACAGTAACGAAATACCGAGTGAAGTTTTAACCTCAATTTATGAATTAGCTTACGGATTTGAACAGGGCTTTGGAATAAATGACCCTATTGCTAAGTCAGCTACAAAAGAAAAGGTAGGTGATATAGAGGTGCAGTATAAGTCTTCAAGCTCAGACCGTACCTTGCTACCTGCCGCCTCACAGGCCATTAGAAAGATAATTAAAAACCCAATGAGAACGGTGAGGGTATAGATGGCTTTTAACTACGCGGCGCTGTCATCTACTGCTAGCAACTTAATTGGCAACTTTGGGCAATCTGTTACTTTTACTAGGATTGCCGTAACCGGCTACAATCCCGCAAGTGGAAGCTCCAGCTCGACTAGCACTTATACGGCAAATATAGTGCTTTTTAGCCAGATTAAGAATGAAGATGGGGAAACTACTACCGAGGTAAAAGAATTCCCCGCGTCAATGTATTCGGCAACTGAGCCTAAAATTAACGATACAGTGACTATAAACTCGCAAAAGCTAAGAATAATGGAAGTTACTCCCCTACAGCCTGCATCGGAGGTAATTTATTATGACGTTCGCCTTAGAGGTTAAAAAAGCCACTTTGCACATCATGAATGATGCAACTAAAGCTACCATTGGGGATATACAGTCTAGGATGGGAGCAATAGTAGATATAAATGTTTCTCGCGCATATGACACAGGGCTTTTAGCTAATAGCTGGGAAGCCTCGGTAGGTTCTCCATTTTTTAATGAAGAGGGCAATGGGGCTTCTTCATCAGGAGCGCCAGAGTCAGAACGTAGAATAAAAGGAATTGAAAGTAAATACAAAGCCGGAGATGATGTTTTTTTTACTAACAGTATAGAATATGCGGCAAGTAATGAAAATGGAATTGGAATGAATCCAAGAAGAATGCTCCGAGATGGTGTTATGTTTGGCGGCAGGAAAGTCATTAAATGAGTGTTGATTACGGGCTTATAACTGAAAGTGTTGACCTGACTGTAGTAGCTGGGGCAACAAATGATAATTCTAAGTTTTTTCGGAACATTCGCATTGCGCTAGAAAATCAGTTTAAGGCTATGGCCGATGCAGCGAGCATTACAACAAGAGTTTTTGAAAATATTGACTTTGATCTAACATCTTTAGAGAAATCAAGTTCTACTGTAGAATGGGTGCGAGGGACGCAGTTGCCTGCTCCTACAAGGACAAATACACTAGGCTCAACAGGTACAGATTTACATGAGGGTGTATTCCAAATAGACTACTACAATAAGACTGGTATTGGCGCGTACAGCAATAAAATTGACAGTATAGCCAATGCTTTTAAAAGAGGTCACAAAATATCTGTAGGCGATACAGTAGTGACTATCCGTAACGTATCATTAGGCGTTGGGCGCAGAGATGGTGCATTTTTTGTTAGAAATATAGATGTAATCTATTTCGCGGTCACAGCCGCTAGGAGTTAATTATGGCAATTGCAAACAGTTCTCAACACACTTTATTTTTTGATGCGGAAGCCTCTTATGGCCTCCAAGACAGTTCAACTGCTTTTGTTGAAATGGAGCATACGGGGTGTACTTTTAATGTCACAAAAAGTGCAATAGAGTCTGAAAGGCTGCGCGGAGACAGGAACATTGATGATTCTCGTCATGGCGTGATTACCGTAGGCGGTGAGGTTACCGCTGAATTAAGCTATGACGCCTGCCATTTAACGATGCTTGAAGCCGTTTTAGGTGGAACCTACTCTAGCGATATTGTAAAAGTTGGCGTTACACAGAGATCTTTTACATTTGAAAGAAACTATAAAGATATAACAGCGGGTGACTTCCACTACTTCCAAGGTATGCAGTTAAACACAGTTGCAGTCTCGGTTGCCCCTGACGCAATGATCGGTGTGACTTATGGCTTTGTTGGTAAATCATTAACTGTCGCAGACGCCGTTGATGCTCATGGCAGCTCGGCATCCGCTGGCAGTGTCAAACCTTTTGACTCTTTCTCAGCAACAATCCAAGAGGGTGGCGGTGCAATAGCTAATGTTACCGCTTTAGATTTTACTATCGAAAACGGTATGTCTCCTTCATTTATTGTTGGATCGCCCACTACTATTCAGCCGCCTTTAGGCAAGGCTAGAGTTACGGGCAGCTTAACCGCTTATTTTGAAGACAAAACCTTGCTGAATAAATTTTTAAACGAAACTGAGTCTAGCTTAGATATTAAATTTACAGACGGGAGTAATGAATTAAAGTTCATCTTCCCTAGAATTAAATATAATTCCGGTCAGGCTGATGCTTCTGGAGAAGATCAAATTAGTATTACAATGGATTTTGTAGCTTTGTATGACGCATCTTCAGCGACAACAATTTCAATTGATAAAACGCCTTAATAGGCCAATCTAATATGGCTTCTGGGAAGCTGTAAAATAAACAATCCTTGGGGGATTTATGAAACTTTCTGAACTTTACACGACCGATATTCACGATGCAGGATCAGAGTTGACGGTATTAGATGGCGAAGGGAATGAAACGCCGTTAAAAATAAAAGTAGCAGGTCTTGATTCTGCTGTTTTTAGATCA